AGATGGCAAGGCGTCCCTGCAGATCAAGACCGATTCCAAGGGCAACCTGGTGCTTGACAGTGCGAAACTGCCCAGAGATCCGGCCTCTGCCCTTGCCGTACTGGAGAGCGCAATCAACTATGCGCCGGTGCACGTCCCGGACAATGTTCTCAACGATCCGGCCCTGTTGGGGGCCATCCTTAATCTGAAGGCCAAGGGATCGATAATCGCCTACCAGGGCCACAAAGGCCGGAACTACGTCCTTCTGCAGGCAAAACCCAGGGACGGGGCAACAAACACCCCCGCATCTTCATACAGGCCTCCGACCAACCCACCTGCTGCACCCAAGTCGACCACATTCCGGGCCGCTAAGACCTCCCGGGAGGCGGAAAGCTGGGCGGCAGGCAATCTACTCGATCCGAAAGAAGTCGAAAGATGGGATAAGTGGAATGAAGGCCCGAACCACCAGCAAATCAAGTACATCAACTACAGAGGAGTCGATGTAGAAGTAGCCAACGATATCAACCGGCGCTTGCATGAAAACATAAAGGCCGGCTTGCCCAGACCCGCCAAGATCATCGCCCGGCCCATGAAGAAGGGCACCACCTGGGGGGCCCGGATGTCCACCAATGGCGAGCTGGAGATCAATTCCACAATTGCAGGCAGCTACGAGAAGCTGGTCAAGCAGGAAGATGCAAACAAGAAGCTCTATGGTGCCGAGGGCAAAGAGCTGCTCAAGACGATCGCAGGGCACCAAGACCAGCTGGATGGCCGGGGCAAGATGCTGCTCAAGCAGCTGCATACTCATGTAAAATACAGCCGCGGCACGGTCGGGGCCAATCTCTCACCAAAGGAGCAGATGGCCACCACAATTGATCACGAACTCGCCCATTTATTCGCATCTCGATATGGCAAAGATGACGAGGCCAAACGCAAAGAGTTCCATGCCGAGATGCACGAGATGGTCCGTGCCACACGAGAGAGTGACTACAGATACAAACTCTCTCACTACGGCGGCGAGGACCCGCACCCTGAAGAATGCTATGCCGAGGCATTCAGTGCATACCGGCTGGGTGAGAAAGACAATCTGCACCCCCTGGCTCTGAAGTTTTTCAAGAAATATTTTCCGGGGATTTGAAAATGGTAAGACCCATCGATACCGCAAACCTTCTGGATCAGCTGGAAGCACTGGCCGGACCCAAAAAATCTATCATGTCCAGCTCGGCGCTGGATCGGCTCAAGTATCTCGATTTTTCAAGTCTAAACAAATCCCTCGATTACGGTGACGTTCACGTCCCTCGATTAGTTGGTGATGATATGAAAGATGATGATGAAAGGAAAGACCATGAAGAAGGCGAGGATGACGACATCGGCAAAGCCTCCGATTCAGATTTTGTCCTCCAAGCCCTGAAGGACGAGACAGGCGGCATAGAGGCATATAAGCAAGCCCTGGAGGCCGCCACGGACCCCAAGCTCAAGGAGATCCTGCAGGCCATCATAGAGGACGAGACCAAGCATAATGCTGCCCTCGAATCCTGGCTAAAAGAAGCCGATCCCGCCGCCCTGGAAGGTCACGAGGGCGAGGAGACGCCCGACCAGGAAGCCGCCGAGGATGACGAAGCTGCAGAAGGTGTCGAAGAGAAGGACGAGCCCGGCTCCAAGGAAGACCTCATAGCAGAGATCGAGGCCGTGCTGGCCGAACATGATAGCGGCAACTCGGACGAGGATCTCGGCAAAGGCGACGACGAGGAAAGCAAGCCCGACGAGGACGACGAAGAGGGCGACACCGAGAAGGAAGACGGTGTCGACAAGTGCAACGTCCACAAGTTCATGCCCATTGTGAAGATCGATAACGATCAGCACAAGGCATACTGCATAGTGGCCGAGCCCGGAGTCTTCGATCTGCAGGGTGATCGCACTTCCGCCGAAGAGATCGAGAAGGCCGCCCATAGGTTCATGGAGCGCCTGCAGAAGACCTGTTCCAAAGGCGTGGGCCTCAACCACGAAAAGCCCATCGACGCCTACGTGATCGAGAATGTCATCACCCAGCAGCCCGGCATCAAGCTGGGCAAGCAGATCCTCAAGGCCGGTACATGGTACCAGGGCCACAAGATCGAGGACGAGAAAGTCTGGAAGATGATCAAGTCCGGTGAGATCACAGGTCTCTCCCGGCAGGGCGAAGGCGTCAGGACACCGCTCGGCAAGGGCATCATAGGAACTGCCAGGATCTCCAAGTCCGGTATGATCCACAAGGCCGAGAGATACGAGCTTTCGGATGAGGATATCGACCGAGTTGATTGGGTCAACAAGGGCGCAAATGGGGCGAAAATTGCTATTCTGAAATTCACAAAACCCAAAGGAAGTACCATGATGAACGACCATAAGCCCGCTGGGGCGAAGGCCAGAGCCGGCGAGGCTCAGGTCATCACAAAGGCAGATATCGAGGATATACTGTCTCGCGCTGTCGAAAAGCGCATTGAACCACTCAAGGCGGAGAATGTCAGCCTCAAGAAGGCCCTCCAGACGGAGAAAGGTATCAGGCTGCTTGCAGAGCAGACCGAGATTGCCAAGTCTGATTATTCTGAGATTGGCAAGCCTGCTGATATTGCTAAGAAGTTGATCGCCATCGATGCGTCCAATATGCCGGACGACGTCAAGAAGGGACTCAAGGAGACCCTCAGACAGGCTAACGCGATGAAGAGAGAGGCAGGCAAGCTCCTCTACGCAGAATACGGATCGTCCAGGGCACCACCTGCGCCGGAATCCGCCCTTGCGAAGGTCAATGAGATGGCTCAGAGCCTCGTGGATAAATCCGACAAGCCGCTCGATATCTCCATAGCCCGCACAAGGGTCTACAAGGCTCACCCGGAGCTGAGGGAGGCCGTGAAGGCCGAGGAACGTGCCGCTCGTGAAGCTCGTGCGGGGGTGGTGTAGATGTTAGGCTATTCTATGGGTGGTGTTGCCGGTTACACCGAGCAGGACCAGACAGGCTATCAGGGCTATTTCGTCAAGCAGACTGCCTATGTGGCGGGCCTGGGCCCCAAGTTCGCCAGATGCGATGGTGCATCCGATGAGCCCTTCGGCATCATTGTGAGGGGCGGCGAAGGCGCAAGCGCCACAAACCCCAAGTCTGTGGTGGTGATCCGAAGAGGTCCCGCACCAATCGTGGCTCATGATACAAGCCTGGCGGTGGGGGCCAATGTAGGAACCCACAGCGACGGTACAGGTATTGCCAAAACTGCCGACAAAGACATCATAATGGGCCAGATCACCAAGCCCGCGGCAGCCGGTGGAGATGTAGGAGAGATTGACCTGGTCGGGCCGGGCTACATAAGCAAGACTTGAGGTGGAAACAATGGAAGCATTCGACCGTTCTATGGTAAGGAAGGGCATGGATATGGATATTTCCGATATCCACATAGCCCATTACGAAACCGACCAGAGCCACGCATACATCCAGGACCAGAACACGTTCGTGGCCGCAAAGATCTTCCCGGTCTATCCGGCAACCCAGATGACCGGCTATATTGTCCGGTGGAGAAAGGATGCCTGGTACAGACGATGGGCAGGCAAGTGGCAGCCCGGCGACGCTGTCCCGCTGGCGCGTATCAAGCCCGGCGACAAGCTCTCGTATGACCTGGACTGGATGGCGGTAGGCTACCCAATTCCCAAGCAGATGCTCGGAGGCGCGGCAGATCCGGCCTTCAACATCGACGACGCCATCAATCGGCTTGTGACGAACACTCTTCTCATCGAGAGGGAGTTCGATTTCGCGACTGCATACTTCAAGACGGGTGTGTGGGGCCTGGACTACACGGGCGTATCAGATCCCGGAGATGTGGATCCTGCAGAAAAGACGTTCCTCCAGTTCGACCTCCCCGGCAGCGATCCTAGAGGAGTAGTCTCGATGCTCAAGAGAGCGATGGATAGGAAAGCCATGACGCCAAACGCGGCGGTACTATCCTACCCGGTATTCGAGGTCCTCAGAGTCCACAAGCAGCTTTTGCAGTGGGCGGCATCATTCCAGCAGCCCGGTACCGCCATATCGGAGCTCAATGAGCAGTGGATTGCTCAGGCTCTCGGCCTGGACAAGATCATCGTGGCCAGGGCCAAGTACGCAAACTCCAAGGAAGGGGTGGCCGAGGATGATATCACACTGGATTACATCCTGGACAAGCAGGGCATGATGCTTGCCCACGTCGAGGCTCCCGGACTCCTCACTGCCAACGCAGGCCAGATAGTCTCCCAGAACTTCGATCTGAATGTTCCGGGCGGCGTGGAGCTGGCCGTGGAGAGGATCCCCATCTTAGAGACGCACGTTGAGAAGATGCAGGGCTTCATGTGCTACGACATGGTGCAGGTGGGCAAGGACCTCGGTCTCTACGGGGATCAGGTGATCAGCGAATCAGCCGCCAACGCCCTGGCCTAAACCTTTTCGGGAGGATATATGATTAAGCCTCAATACTACATAACTCCGGGTGGGCTGGCCGGTTTGGAAAGCCTCTGCGTAGAAAAGGAACTCTACGCAAACCAGGCTCGCCTGGACTTCGACGAAACGACCAAGACCTACAAGCCCGTCAAGCTACCCAAATACTCGATTCTGGTGGGTGCTGCTGTGGTAATCGACGGTGATGTGGACGGCACTTTGAAGCTCGGATATAGCGGATCAGATGAAGCTTTCATAGCAGATGCCGATATGCCGAAGACTGAGGGCCACTCCAAGTACTTCGACATCAAGGCCATTCTGCAAGAGGCCACGACAGTCCAATTCAAAGTGGCAGGATGCTCGGCAGGCTCGGCTGGCAAAATTTGGCTCTTCTGGAGGCCGTTGATATGAAGCTAATCCTTGCCCTAATCTTACTGTTAGGTATGGCGAGCGCCACGACCAACTACACACAGGATGCACAGGCTTTCACCAGGCCCATAAGCTTCCTGAACAACGTGACTTTCCACGGACCCATAGATATATCGAACAGCAGTCCCATAACCACGGAGGGAGCCATCACAGGCACCACGATCAACGCCAGTGATGGCTTCACAGGAGACCTCACGGGCACCGCATCCAGGGTGCCGATTGGCACTTTCCTGGACACCGGCTATGGCCTAGAAAACAGCAGCAACAAGATCCGGGTAAATCTGACCACAAATGACGGTCTGGAATTCGGGACCGGCGCGGATGAAGGCTCGCTTGGCATAAAGACGGGAACCGGGTTGGATACTGGGGCCACCGGTGTGACTGTGGACACGACCGACATCTTGGATACTGCCAGCGGGTTGTCTGAGACCGCGACTAACAAGGCTGGAGTAAACCTTTCGGACAGTTCGGGCTTAGGATTTGGATCTGGTGCCACCGAAGGAGCACTCAAGATAGTTCCGGCTGATGCATCTCTCGCTCTTGTCCCGACTGGCGTCAAGGTGGGAGCAAATAAGATCCACCTTAATGTCATTGCTGGCGGCACCGCGGGAGATCACGATGTCGCAGGCATAGTATCCGGCGATGAGTTAGACGGGGTACTCTATGTAGCGAAAGGTGCCGAGAATCTCACAGCCGTCACGGATGTGTACTCTGAATACTCCATTAATGCGACCGCTGGCAAGATCTCCAACTGGGATGGCTCGACATCCGCAGGCGGCTACCTGATCGTTGCCTGGCTCGATAGGACGGCCTAGAATGCACAAAATACTTTTTGCGCTGCTGCTGATTGCGTTGGCCATAGCGCCAGCCAGCGGCCAAATGGCGATTGCCGATGTGCCCCATACAATTGCTGTGACCATCACAACCAACAGCCACGGCAACACATCTCCCGAGACCCGCCTGATCCAGGGCGAGCTCTTGGGCCTGGAATACCTGAACGGCAACTTTACCGGCGCTGGGGTCGTCAGGTTGCTCGACGATCACGGTATCCAGATCGATACCTACAACCTCTCATCGGGCAACGCCTATCGGGTCCCTGGTGTGAAAATCACGAACTCCACCGACGCTTGGCGGGCATATACGATCTCCTCGACGCTCTGGCTGAACATGACCGAGCAGCAGGACAACGCGAGCGCCACAGTGCGTATCCTGTACCGGTGAGATTATGGCAAACCTGAGTGCGTGCAGCACGATCGGTGGCAGAGTCATGTACGGCGTGACTGATGCCGAAGCAAGCCCCAAGCAGGCTCTTCCGTGCAACTGCAGAGAGAACGATGACGGCACCTCCACCCTTATGGTGGTGGCCGAGATCAAGCCGCCTGTTCTGACTCATGTGAACGTGGATTTCTCCAGCGACGAGGAGCAGGAAATTGTAGCGGCTCCTGCGGCAGGTCTGAGAATTAGAATCGCTGCCCTGGAGCTAACTGCCCTGGAGAACGTCGAGGTAGCCATAAAATCCGGCTCGACGACCCTCGGGACCTACCAGGGTGCAGCTATAGCACCGAATCTGCAGGTGCCCATCAACCTGGCGGAGTCTGAGGCATTCAACATCCTGGCCACATCGGACGTCAGGATTACGGGCCGGGTCGGATACTACTTAGAGGCGGTGTAATCCATGGGCTCCACCTACACGGGCGATCCCTCCCACTGCCCGATAGACGCCGTGCGGCTGGAGCTTGGTAAGGAGGTCAGTCTGCAATACCTCACGGACGACGAGATCTCCTACAACCTCAGCAGGGCAGGCAATAATGTCCTGCTGGCGGCTGCCTACAGCGCCGAGACGATTGCAGGTATCTTCGCTGATAGGGTCGATAAGTCGATGGGTGGCTCTTCGGTCTCGATGTCTCAGAAGGCCGAGGCTTGGAGGAAGAAGGCGCAGGCCCTCATGGGCCGGGCCAAGAGTCCTACACTGACGCCACGGGCCTCCAGTTCCCGGACATGTGCGCCCCACAGGTTCGGCGTGGGGCAGCACGACTTTCATGGATATGGATATTGGCCATGACCGACTCTGAGTACTTCGCCGAGTTCAAGACCGGCGTCAACAACGCCTGGAAGGTCGAGCAGGCTACATGGAAGCTTTATGATGGCCTGACGCCGCCTGTCCCAGCAGCTCCGGTGCCCACTGGACCGTTTAGGGTGGCCATAACACTGTCCGCCGTGGCCGCTCAGGGCACCAGTCCCGCGCATTCCGATGTCGTGGGCGATGTCTATGTGAACGCTGAAAAGATCTCATTCACTGCCGCCACCAGGCTAACAAACAATACGTGGCTTACGGCCCTGCCCGCAATTACGGTGATGGGCCTGGACTGTCACATCCTGATCGAATGTGTTTCGACCTCCGGTGCTCCACTACACAAGGAGACTCTGAAGGATATCGAGATAATCTGCTTCCCCAAGACCCATATCCTTCGTGACCCGAATGGCTCAGGATTTATGCAAACTTCCTATGATATATGGACGGAAGAGCCGCTTGCTATCGGTGATCATGTGCGATACCCTGATCCGCACCAGGGAAAGACGATTGAAATTTACGTCAAGAATGTCTCGGGTGCGGTCGACCTCGAAGATAATTCTCAGCCCTTTAGGGTGCTGAATTGTGCTTGAATTCACCTTTTTATAATAATATGAAAAAATTAGATCCTGTCGAGCACTGGTGGCTTGACGCATAATAGTTTTCAGCGGCTGTGATGCCCGGAGCGTAAGCCGGGCTGAGCCGCCGCGGAGATGAGTTCTTGAAACTAATTGCATGTTTAGCCCTGCTGTTAAACCTCTCGCCCGTACTGGCATATGATGTAATCCAGTACGCTGCGGAGATTGACGGCCAAGGCACCATTTACTCCGATGTGGACGGCCAGTATGCCCACACATCAAGCTACGTCAGGGGTGGGGATTACGTCTCAGGCATCAATCTGAACGAGTCCGGGGCCACCGAGAGCATGTTCGCAGGCTTCGCAACCGAAAATGTCACAGGTTACGGCTCTTTC